AAACAAAAAAGCCACCCCCGAAAGAATGGCTTTAAAACAAGACTATGAATGAATAGCGTAAAGTTATTTAAAAAAGTATTCGTTTATGCTCTTTGTTAATAACCCGTAATTAAAATGAATAAAGCCTGATCGTCCTAGCTGAAAGTTTGTAGCTACCCAATTAGAAGACGGACTAAAGGCGGGGTAATTGTAGTATTTAAACACATCGCTAGTTGCTGAGTCGAATAAATATAGGTGCGAGTCGCCCTTTTCGAAAATAATTTCGTAGCCTTTATTAAGAAGTTGTTGCGTGTTTAAATAGCCTACTATCTTATTTACTTGGTTTGGGTCTATCTTGGCCTTAAAGCCGTGTTTTAAATTGTGTGTGTCCTTACCATGCGTAGAAACAAAGCAGTAATTACCGACTAGTTCCCAGTCTATAAACGAAGTTTGGTTAATTATTTGAACGTTTTTTAGTTGCGTGTTTATGTAGGACTTAACGGCTTGGTTCACGAAGTACGCAAAGTCGCCAGCGTGGTTGTCGTTACATACGTTACGCATTACTACAAGTTCATAGTGTGGGGCTAGAGCTTCTAAAAGACGAACCTTAAACATAAAGCCCGTGTCAAACGCTTCTTGGTTACTCATGTTCTGAGGCAACGAATGCCCGCCCCTAGTAGTATTACCATTAAACCCGTCTAGAAAGTCGCCTAGATCCGAAATATAAAGTACCTTACTTTCTTGTTTGGCTAGGGTGAAGTTTACCATTTGATTAAGGCGGTCGAAAAGAATATCTTTGTCCCATTCTGTTTCGTACATATTACGTCCTTTGTCGCTGGCGTCCATTCCTACGTGTACGTCAGTAAATACTAGTTTGTCAAACTCGCCTTTATAGTCCTTCTTTTTAACCTTAGTTACTTCAATCTTAGGAACGTCAGTAAACAACTTTTCGAAGTCGACTTTATTAACGTCGAACTCATTACCGAAATTTGGGTTCTTAAAAAAAAGGCTAGCGTCTTTGTTTTTGAGCCAGCCATGCTTAACGTCTTTGTCGTCAAGTCCTAAAATATTCGCTTGGTTTTTAATTGCCCTGTACTGAGCCACTATTTCGAACTCTTCTAGGGTTATTCTAGGTCTTATTTTACTCATAGAATTGTTTTAAAGTTACGTAACAGGTAAGTCGTGAACATTCCTATTACAAAACCCAAAACTAATAATAAAATATTAGGCTTTGCACTTTCACGTTTCGCCGTTTTCCATTTTACGACCTCAACTTTTTCTATCATTTTAAGCGTGTCGCGTTTTAGTTTGTATTCAATACGTGTTTGAAACCTCGTTTTAGGCACGAAAGAACGCTTGTAACGAACGATTGTATCTTTTTGGACCAATACCCTTTCAAAGTATATAGAGTCGTTTAAAACGTACGGAATTGAGTCAACCGAAGTTATCTTAATTGTGTCCGCTATTTCGTCGCATCTGTAACCTTTCTTAATTGCACGGCGCAAATGGTAGTTAGCTGAACACGAACTAAGAATAAGTATTAAAATTAATACCTTAAAATTCATTAATGAGGCAATACGTGACATATTTCTGAGGTTTAACTAAACGAATAATAGTTTTATACTTGGCAACGTTGTTTACTACTTGGCAACCCGCCGACCACCACCCAACTAAATTACTAGTTGGCCTACTTAAGTCGTAGGTGTTTGGATGAAAGTTAATACCGAAATAACCTTCTTGAAGTTTGCCTTGTTCTTCTGACTTGTCGTCTTTGTCTGTGTCCCTAAATACCTTTACTTTGTTACCTAGCTGTAAAAGTGCCTCTACTTTACCGTTATGTTTTCCGTATTTCCATACGTTGTAATACCATTCGTCAGCTTTAAGTACAGCCGCGCCGTCTTTGTTAATCTTTTCGAACTGGCGTAGTGTAGGAGTACCCGCGTTGGTAGTCGCAGAAGTTACCAAAACAAAGTCTTCGTTTTTAAATAGGTAAATTTTGTCGTCAAAGCGGTTGGGTAAGTCGTCTAAAGAACGGACACCAAGTAACCAATAGCCAGACGGAATACTTTTAAAAGACGAAAGGCTCTTAACCTTTTCTAGCAGTTCTTTGTCTGTGTAGGGTCTTACCATTTGTCCAGTTTTTTGTCCGTTTTACTGGACATTTTAAGTGTTTTACACCTTAATTAAGTAAATAACCCCGCCAACTTTAGACGGGGGCTTTTCGGTTCAATCGGTTTACTCAACCAATAACTTGCACCGTCAGTTATTTTAAGTCTTCTAGTTGCTCTTTGCTACGACGTACAAACTTTAGGAACTTGTCCCAAACGTTTACACCAGTAACAGAAAAATAGCTTTCGTTTATGCTTTTGATTTCTGTAAAAACACAGAAGAAAGTAAACATTTTCGTTAACACTAAATCAATAGCTATAAAGTGGCCTAGAATATCAGCGACTACAAACTTTTCTAAAAGGAATATAAATACAATAGCGCCAGAATAAAGAAGGCTTTTGCTAATTGTATGGCTTAAACGTCTTGAACGTATAGAAGTCCAGCCAGACTTTTTAACACTTCGCCAAATACCGAAACACGTGTCTAAAATAATAGCTAAAACAGCAATAAAAACTAGCGGTTTAACTGGCGCCAGAATAGATAGTAAAGCAAATATAAAAGCTTGTAGTTTTGTACTCATTAGAAAACCATTATAGCGTTATTATAGCCGTTGTCATTGTAGCGTTGGCCACAACGTCCCCAACAAGTACCCGTGCAGTCGCAAGCTTCAATCTGTGGGCGTAAGTCCGTGTCTTTATTTGTAAGACTAGTAAACTGCGGGTAAAGGTTTTTGTTAGCTAGTAGGTATTTAATCAAACGTTGTTCGTAGAAACTAGCTTTTTGTGCGTAATGCTCCATACCAAAGGCAACCTCAGTACGTGAAACGCTACCCGAATAGTCGCCGAATTGTGTTTGAAGACCTTTGTTTTTAAGTTGGTAAGACAAACCAAAGACGGAATCCTCAGCACTACGCCAAGCCACTACAGGTTGAATAAACTCTACTAGCGTTTCTTCGTCAGGTGTTAAGGTCTGAGTATTGTACGCGTTAAGCATATACTTGTAAAACGTAGTTCCTAGAATTGGTTGAACTCTAAGGTCGCTTTGTGTAGCTATGTACGGCGTTACGTCTGTTACGTCTACGTTAGCAGTAATAGGCGTGTTCGTCTTTAAGTAGGTTTCAGTAATAAAGTAGATCATGGCGCGGGTGTTTCTAAAGGTGGTAAACCAGCTAAGGCTCTAATTTCGTTAGGTGTCATTTGTTCGATTACCTTTTGCGCTAGGCTAGCTTCTAAAGCGTTTAACGAGTCAATGATATAAGACGTTTTTTCGTCACGTTCTACGATAGCGTCGTTAATGATTTGGAAATTCTTAATAGTAAAGTCCGCCTTTAGTCTAGCAATATTAAGTAGTTCGCTAAAGATTTCGGTAACCTGTTCGCGCAACGGAATAACGACGTTCTTTTCAAATATTACGTAAGCTTGTTTAATGTCAGCGCCGTTACCTAAACTTCCTGTAGTACGAACCCCCATTAAGATAGGGTCGATTGTATGGGCAAAACAAATTTGCTCGGTGTTTAACCCGCTAGCTTCTTGAAATAGTTTGTCGTTTTGGTTTGTAGGAATGCTTTCGATTTTCGGTAATTGATCAGGACTATTTGCAAAGAACGCTACGCCCTTACCCGCGTTTGCCGCGCCTTTCATTCTGTCGATAGTGTCACGTAGTACCTTCTTTTCTTCTTCGCTTTGCGGACGTTTAGGGAACATCATGGCGAAAGCTGGGAAAATACTATTCTGAATGTTCGATTTTGCGAAGTACGAAAGTTCACCCGACAAAAAGGCGAAGTTCAAAGCACTTGAATACTGCGGTAACGGGTAATAGTCTTGTCCGATTGACGGCAATTCGTAGCTATAAAGCTGACATTTGTCGCCGTTTAGTGGGTGGTATGGTTTTACTTCTTCTACGTCTATTCGTGAGGCCCAGTCGTCGCAAAGTGAATACATTGTTTTTGTATTATTTACGCGGACTTTCTCAGGGCTTACGTTTTCGATTTTATGAAGCTTACCTTTTTCGTCAAAATGTAGCTTAAAATAAACGCGGTTGTGCATTACTAGTTGTTTAGTAACGGCTTTAACCGACTTAGCTAGTCTCATTTTCTTTTCCCAAGTATATAGGTCTAGAAGTTCCTGAGGCGAAAGCTTGTCCGTCTTTAATTCGTACCCCGCTCCGATAGTTGCGTTAACCTTAAAGTCTACAATAGCCCCGTGTAAAGGCGAAGTGTAGTAAATTTGGTTAAGGATTTCAGGGTAAAGGTTGTCTTGTCCGAAAGGAACGTAGCCAGAAACTTGGTAACGTCCATTAACGTAAGGTAGCGACAAGTCACCGCGTCCTATTTTACCGAAAGGCGTTGAAAAGCTTTGATAGCCTTCTACTACTTCGGGTTTTGCTTGTTTGAATCTATCGAAAATTCCCATTTTATTAGTCGTATATACTAGAAATAGAACCGCCCGCAACTACTAGGCGCCCTTCTTCTATTAAATTAAGTCCGTTTGTATTCGTGTTTTCGTCCACTATAATAGGGTCTACGCTTTCATAAACCTTGTATGTATATTGCCCGCGAATAAGCGTAAGGTCTACGCCTTCTTCTAAGGTGAATAGGTTGTATCTATTTGGAAAACTAGACGTGTCAGCACCAACCCAAAAAACAGGCTCGGTAGCGGTGTTAAATTCACCTTCAAACACGAACAAATAATAAGGGTCTACGATTGTAGTAACTTCCGTAAGCGTTAACGCAAACGTGTTAACTTCGTCCTTTTGAATGTAAACCATAACAATATTAAATTAGATTACGGACTTGTTCAAATAGAAAACCCCCTTCAATGAGGGGGCTAACTATTCTATGAAACGTAAGAATTAAACTAGTAAGCTAGCAATAATGTCAGCGTCTACTTCGTAAGCCAAAGTTTCGTTTTCAGCAACCAAAGTAAGTGAATACTTCGAGCCGTCTGCACGGGTAGTTCCCGAACCTTCGCCGTAAGCTGAAACTTGCAAGTATGGGAAATACCAATATTTGCCGTTTGCGTCACCTACAACCGCTGCCAAGTATTGCTGCCCTGAGCCTAAGACTTTGATAGCACGGCTTTTTTCTTGGTCGCGTCGGTGAAACATTAAGTTAATAGTTTGAGTAACGTAAGAAGAACCATTAACTAGGTCGATAGTTCCATCTTCGGTGTAGTTTGAAGTGTTACGTTTAAACTCTAAAGCAATAAACGGCGTGGTGTGTGTAATGTCGGTTACGATCCAGTTTGTACCTGTTTCGTCCGTGTCAACTTCCGTAATATTGTCTTGTTGGTTAATGAGTAGGCTATAAATTCCCCCACTATTATTGTCGCATGATTTGAGGATCTCCTCGAGAGTAGCACAGGCCATCGTATAAAATTTTTAAGGTTATAAAAAAGGGCGGCGTTTTATGGCCGCCCCGTATGTTTTTAAATTGTCGTTAACGATTAGTCGAAACAAACGTTGTAAAGAACAATTTGATCAGGGTTCGTGTAGTGGAAACCAGCTTTAAGGTTCGCACGTGTACGAATGTAAGGCTCAGCTACTGAGTCAGAAAGGTTAACCGCTTTCAAAGCTTTTGAGTCACCTTCAGCGTCGAATGCGTAGATAAGGTCTGTTTTCAAAGCAAGAACCATAGTGTTAACAGGCATACCCTCAGCAAGAACAATTTTAATTCCTAAGAAAGTAGGAGCCAAAGGTGCAGTAACGTAAGTCAAAGTGTTACCTGATGCCGCAGCGATTTGGTAGTTTACGAATACGTCGCTAGAAACGAATAAACGAAGGTCCGCACGCTTAGATTGAACTGCAGTAGGTGAAGCTTGAAGCACAGCTGTCATTTGAGCAAGTACGTTTGAAGACGTAACAGCACCACCATAAACTCCGTTTACTGCGTTGTCAGCACACAATTTTTTAATGTAGCCGTCACACAAAGAAAGAACGTCGTCTTGGCTAGCGGTATCACCTTGCCAACGAATAAGCTCTAAGTCTTGTCCGATTTTACCAGCCATTTCAGTCCAGTAGTAAGACATGAAAGAAGCTACAGAAAAGTCGCCGTTAGAACCTTGAGCCATTTGCAAAGCCAAGAAAGATTGCTCTAGGTCAAATTGACAGATTTGCGTCATGGCGCTTAGCGCACAAACGTCGATGTCAACCGCGTCAAGGTTATCTGTAGGCGCAGAAAAATTACAATTTGAAGGTGCAAGGATGTTACCAAACGTTACGTTTGCAAGTTTAGTGGCTGCCTTGATTGAAGGCAAAGTACGATAGTTGTCAGCGATGTCCTCAGTTAAATAAGCACGGCTATAAAACTCGTCTGGGTTAGGACATAACAACGCGTTTGTGTCTACGTCCAAGTCAAATTTTAGATTTCTAATCATTGTGTTGGTTTTTATTTTGTTTTTAATTGTTACTTGTTTG